ATGGTAACAATATTTTCCTGGTTTCCCCGCTCTATCCTTATGCATATAATGCACAAAACTACGAAATAATTCTTGCAACCGTAGTTATCACGTGCTATAATGAATTCATCGAAAGGGAAAGGATTCGAGCCGAAAGGAGTCAATCATGTATAAACTTACTGATACGTATGGAGCACCTCAGTGCACACCCGAGGTGTTAACGTTCGAAACCTGGTACGAGCCTACCCGCAAGGGTAGGCCGGGCATAGCCTACAGAGCAGCAGGCTATGCCCGGCCTTAAGCCGGACGGACCCGAACAGAAAGGAACAATCATGATGCAGTACAGTGCGAAAATCATAGAGAACGGCAAAGCTAGGTATGCAGAGTGCAGCGGCTACACACCAGGGGATGCACTGCTTAAGTTGGTAATGTCAAGGCACATACGTAAGGGCGCAATAGTCCACCTGGGCAGTGCCATGTGGGAAGGTGACACGTACGTATGCGGCACTACTACCTATCGTCACATGCCCGAACTTGATACTGAGCTAGCCAGCGTGTGGGTGCTGGTAGGTTCGGACCTTTTGAAATATCTTACAGCTAAACCCGAATAGTAAGGAGCAATCATGTTTCACGAATACGCACCACTAGCCTCCTTTATCGGCCTTATCCTAGTAATAGCAGGCTCTGCGGCATTTGGGCAGAAGCCAAGCATGTTATCTCTTGCCCTGGTTGCAATCGGGGTAGCATTGAATGTAACTCCGTATTTATAAAAGGAGTAGAGCATGAAAATTAGTTATCGAGCAGATTTTCCGAAAATTAGTAGAACGCTTGTAATAGATGCTGATTTTGATGGTGAGTCATTTGTTTGGGTTATCGATAGTGACACGCCTCAGTTATTGTCGCTAGAAAAATTTAACGACTGGGATAGCGCAATATATTATTACGCATCACAGTATGTATTGTTTGCTGACAAGGAAGGTGTGGAGTTGTTGGTAGATATGTTTAAATCGCTTACCAACGGGAAGGATTAAATCATGGCCACTAAAGTTGAATACCGCATGGAGTTTGAGCGCAGCAAAAAGGCTATTGTGGTGCAAGGAGTTCTCGGTGGTACCGGGTCAGTCACCATTATCGATAAAAGGCTTTCAGTGAAAGATAAGAAAGATTTCGACCGCCTTTATGGTGCTTTCGACGAGTTTAATGCAATGGCACATGAGTTGGTAGTATGCGAGCACAAGGCAGACAGTGAAGCCGAGACTGTAAGCAAGTGCAAGGTAGAATAGCCATGCTGTACCCTCTAATCTCACGCCACGAAGTGGATTATCTGCTCAGCAGGTACCAGACGGAATTTACCAAGACCAAAAAGCCGCGGGAACGTGCTGCACTTTGGCAGAAGCTAATCCACGAGTTCCGCATAAGGTGCTATTTGTGGCACCTTGAACCCGAGGATTGCACCGGCAGGGCCATTTGGTGGATAACTCCGAAGCGCACCAAATACGCTCGCTGGTATGAGGTTTGTCAAGGCGTTGTGACAGACGTGCATGACAACGTGTTTTTCGTGCAAGCTGGAAAGAAGAACGTAACCGTCAGAATGAAGCACCTGCTGGCAATGGCAGGCCCAGGGAAGGAATGAGAATGCAGCTTATGCAGTTGGAACGAACGGCGGCAATCGATGCGTATTCAGTTGAGGTTGCGTCGCATGGTGATGAGTATGGGTTTATGGTTTACATAGAGCGCGACGGCGTTAAAGAGTTGGTGCGCTGGGATTTTGGTTATGATGGCGTAGAAACAGCTGAGTGCGTTGCCCTCGCAAGTATTTTGCGCGACATGTCCGAGGTTGTTGAAACGGACTACGGCTTACAGCATGATTTGCCTGCTGGCAACGACTATAAGTTTTTCTGAGATAGTAAAGGCCCTCCAAATCGGAGGGCCTTTTATTATCTCAACCCGCACATGCTCAGCATGTCCAGCCACATCTCACGAGTTGCATCTGAATCGAAATAACAATCACCATGGCGATACGCGCGAACGGCGAACTTGATAAGCGGGGCGTTTCGCTCAATCAGCATCGTGTCAGGTGACATATCATGTCGCGTTAACACAACAACCTGCTTACCTGCTGGGGGTTTGCGATCAATATACACCACGCCAGTATGCATATCTTGCCAAATGGCGAACGGTATACCGCGAAACTTAACGGCGATGATGCAATCGCATCCTTTGGTACGCGGTTTGACAAATTGCCCCGTCATGTTGGTAAATTCGCTCTGCTGCGCGTACTCGGCATAATCGCTACCTGCGGTAAACGCACCGATGTTCGAGGTGGCCGAATATTGTTCGAACTCGGCGTTAAAGGCGTTTTCGTAGTACACAGCAGAATTGCCCACCTTAAAATATCGACTGCTGCCGCGAGGGATGGGGGTGATGCCCCATGCTTGAAACAGCGGATTAACCAGGTCGGCATTGTTCGCCAGGCCAACCAAAATAACGCGGTTTTCGCGGCGGTCGAACGTTTCCCACATGTTCATGAGCATGTCAACGCACCCGCTCGGGTAAGGTGGAACGCGCTTTTCCTTGATAAACTCGTCCAGAACCATCAACGTGTTGTTCGCCGTGGTGGCGCCCTTTAACGAATCAAACGAGGTAAGCGCATACATCTGGCCCAGGTTCTGCCACTTAGGCTTCCATTTGATATTTCCCGTGTCCTTTTGAGCCTGGTACGCGGTTTGCATCATGCGGCCGTTCATTTGGAATCGTTGGCCTGGGAACTCGTTGTTGCGCTCAATGTCAGACAGGAACCCTTCAGGGCTCCGGAGGATTCGGTCTATCATGGTGTCATAATAACGAACGTATGCCCACGTTTCGCCTTTGTTCAAAAACCGTTTGATGCCTTGCTTTTTCATGGCGTACGTTTTGCCCAGGCTTCGCGGGCCCGTGCACAATCGCACGGGGCACCGTGCACCCATCAAAGCGCTAGGGTCCCATCGCGCCCATTTAGGGATACCACTCATTGTTAACTCCTTACTGGCCTATAAAACGGTAAATCTCTAAATTGCTGCCCCATGAATAATAATTTTCCACGGGGTCTGCTTCAACCTTCGGGCACGGTGCCGCGCCTGCGCCCCATGCAACCCCGTTACCCCAATACCAACCAACATGTTCTGGGTTGGTCATAAGGATAAGGTCACCAGGCTGCATGAGGTCGCGTTGAATCCCATCACATATTTTAGTGGCGGTGTCGCGCATTGTCCATGTGGACGTTCCGAGCCAATTATACTTGCCGTTTGTGGCCTTGTTTGCCGCCCACCATATGCAGGCGGAACAATCGGTGAATCCGCTTACGTCTGGCTCCAATCGGCCCGCCGCCTGGGCGTAATTAAACGCACCCTCGTTTTGCTCCCAAATAGCTCGCATGGCCTCGAACTCGTCACTACCGGCAACACCTCCACCGCCACCACCCGTACCCGGGTAGGTCGGCGCGGTTGCGTTTCGAACGGGTAGCCACACGCCGTTACCGGTATTGTGGCACACTAGGCGCGTGCCCTGCCCCATTGCTCCGTACACGATGAGGTCATTGCCCACTTGCTCCAGGCGACTAATGCTTGATTTGGTTTGGCCGTTGGTATCGGGGTTCGTGCCCGGCGTGAAATCGGATTGCCCGAAGTCAGGCGGGGCGCTCGTGCCATCCCAATCATTGAGCAGCTGATACACGCGGTTATAACGATTCGGATATCCAGACACCGGCCATGTGTTAAGCGTTGCATTTAGGTATTCGTCCAGGCTACGCCCGCCGCCTATGTTGGCAAGGATTTGGTTGGCGCTTGCCGGTGCCTGGTGGTAGACACTCAGCATAAAGATGGTTTGCTTTACGTTGTCGGTGCTCATACCCCATCCGGCCAGGGTGTCGAACGCTCCGCCAGAACCGAACACCCAATCAAGGAAAAACTGGTCCTGAACCGCATGGTTTTCCATGTCCTGCGCAGACGCCACCCAGGAATCTGCATCGTCCTGGTAAAGGTAAAACCCAGTCCACCAGGTTGCATCGGTATCGGATGGGTGATTAGCTACTGCGTCTTTAAGGCGGCCTGAAAGCTTGTCAAAGCTGGCGCTCGCATTGTCGCGCAAACGCTCCATAAGCGCCGCCGCGTTATAGGCGTAAAACTGCCCGATACCCAGCGTGATGGGGTCATTCATGTTGACCGCTGCATAATCACATCCGCTTTCGACCGTGCAGATAGTGTACTCGCAGAACTGCTGCTGTTCTTTTGTCCATGCCATGCCTGCTCCTTATAAAAGTAAACCCCTCGTGCCTTGTCCACGAGGGGTTTAGAGTGGTGCCTGGGGCTGTATGCTTAGAACCCGTGGCAGAGTTATTTTACCTCAATGTTAAACAGCTGAGCAAGTCTAGAGTTTGCCAGTTCGGGGGAAAGCTTACACACGTTTTCGAAAATCGAGACTATTTCGGTCAAGATTATGAAAACGCACACGGGCACGAACAGCGGCAGCGTAAATCCGAGGTCGATAAACTGCATGGACCACTCCACAAGTGCCGCCAGAATGATAGCCATGATAAAGCCGCATTTGTGCCACAAGCCAGTACGCATCTTGGTTGAATCCAGGGTTTTGTTTGCAACCGCTTGCATGATTCCGGTTGCAAGGTCCATCACCACGAACGCGCAAACGATTGCCGCAATGTGCCAATCCACGTTATTTCCTTTCAATCGTTACTTTGTACGCATCATTTTCTAGCACTTCCGGAGTATCCACGCCAGTACTGCCAGGCCCAATAGTGTCAACACGGTTTGCGCTACCTCTAGCATAAGCTTGCCACTGCTCCTTAGTCCCGTAAAACAAATCAAGGTCAACATTACCTGCAATGCCGTTAACAGCACCGTCTGAGCAGAACTGCCATGCTACCACGTTGCCGTCAGCAGCAGGACAATCCCAGCCTTGCGCTTGGACCCAGGTAGGGCTTGCAACATCTGGGTAGGATGCAACCCAGCGTGCACAGTTTTGGTTTACGCCGCCCTTGTTAAAGCGCCAGGGGTTGGCGTAAATCCAGGGCCAAACGCCCGTTTGGGCGTGCACATACTCAACGAAAGCGTTAACCCAATCAACGCTTTGGTTGCCCTCCCAGTCCAGGACGGGGATACCCTGGCCGAAATAGTTGCGGCAGTTATCGAGGAAAAACGCGGCTTCGCTGGTTGCGTCTCCATCGCTTGCGAAGTGATAGAACCCCCACGGCACGCCAGCTGCAATGGCTTGCTGGACAACCGAATCACAGTACGGGTCAACAAATCCGGTGCCTTCGGTTGCTTTTACAATTACTGCATCGGCCCCCGTAAGGGCGGGGTTATACCCGCCCTGCCAGTTTGAAGTGTCTAGGAAGTTAAGCATAATATCACCTGCTTATTATCGCCGTGACGCGTGAATCGGAATAGCTGTAGGCCCACATTTTAGCTCGGCTGCCGGTGGGGCGGCTGTCTGCCCCCAGGCGCTGCACAACAAGCCCGGTTCTATCAAACGTCACAAGGTTGGCAACAAGGCGGGACGTAACAGCTTCTTGGCTCCGGTATACGTTGTTATACATATCTTGGATAACGCTGCCGACTGTTATAACTGGCACGCCCCTATGCACGATTGCACCGTCGGCATGCTCATGCCCGCACAGCATAGCCGTTGGTGTGCTCGTAAGTTCGGCATGCTGGAACACCGCATCGCTTAACTGAGCAACTCCCGGATAAATATGCGAAACGTCAGCATCATACCAACTAGCGTTGGCAAAGTATGCGGCGTTGGTGAATCCATCAGCCGAGTATACCAGGTTGCGTGGCGCGATGTGGGCTAAAACCAGCGTGGGCATTGTGTTAAGCACGCTTCCCAGCCATTTAACCTCATTCGCCAGGTCGGTGCCCAGGGCTGTAATGTCAAGCCCGATTACCCGGCAACCCTCCATGTCTTTATGCCACCAGGTAGCGTTAGAGTCTGGGAAGGTCAGCCCCTGGCTCTGGTACGGGTCGAAAAACTTCTCACGAAGCGCTGCCTGGCTCGGCTTGTCGTGCCAGTTGTAACCCGATGGGTCTGTCCCGGATTCGTTTATAGCGTCATGGTTGCCGATTACCGGCAGAATTTTTCCCATGTCCAGGTAGCCAATGGATTGCTGGTGGTAATCGGGCACCATGTCCCCGGTGTGCACAACGGGGACCTTTAGCCGGGATGCCAAGGCCATAGCATCATTTGTGCCGGCAGCGTATCCGTGCGTGTCCGATATGTGCAAAACGCGCATGATTAGCCTACCGTGGGATTCATACGCTGGTGTGCGTCTTGCATGCTCAACGAGACACCAGCGTTAGTGCCAACGTATAGCACCGCAGAACCGAGCAACGAGAACGAATTACCAACGCCTGGGTAAGTGGTAAGGCGCACGTTTCGCGTGTTTTGTAAGGTGGTTAAACTAGTCCACGTAACAAAGTTGCTGCTGTTGTTCCATACAACAAACGCACCTTCGCAGGCAATTCCCTCAGTGGCAAAATTTGGAATATAGCTTGGTAGAGTAAACAACGCGTCAGTTTCTGCCCTATATGCGTTGCTCATTTTGTTAATTACCAAGATGCCCAACTCCGCTAGGTAAAAACCAGCGAATTTAGCGTTAGAAGGTGCCGTCATGCCAGTGTTATCAGCGCTTGAGTCCTCGGTAGAAAACTGCTTTACGGTCAACCCTGCCCACATCGCGGAGATTGCCGTCTGGTCAAGCTTGGCAGCGGTAACAGCGCCGTTAGACAGGCTGCCGGATGTGATGGGGAACTTAGTCTCCAGCTGTGCTACCTTGCCCTCAAGCGTGCCAATGTCTTGTTCGTTGGCGGCGGACAACGAATACGCATTGTTGGCGGTAGTCTGCACACCGGCAATGGTGGTTTCAACTTGGCCAACGCGGTTAACGGCGTTGTTGGCTGCGGACAAGGCAGTAGACGCGTTGGCGCCGACTGTGTTAATCGCGTTGTCGATTTTGCCCATCGAGCCGTTGAAATCCCCCAGCCACGTGGGCTGGTCGTTGTCGGTAAACAACGGAAGTTTGTAGTTGGGGGTTTCGTTGGTTGCTGACATGTTTACTCCTTACGCGTTATCAGGACAAACTTGACATTTCCGGCATCTGCTCATTTGCTGTGCCGAAAACAGGTTATTGGCTATCGTGATTCATTGGTGCCTTATTCTGGACGGCCAGCTCTAGCTTCTGCACCCGGGCTTGCAACTGGTTAATCTCGGCTAGCGCCTGCTTAACACTCTCGGCATCCATGCCAATTGATTTTGCAAGCGCATCCAAGAATTGATAGCTTACTGCTTTTCCAGCCATATCATGCCCTCCCCCTTGCTACCCACTCATTATACGTCTGCGCGGCGAACGTAACATCGAACTCACGTGCTGTGATGCCCTTTGTATCATAGGCTTTTGCCGTGTATCCCATGCCGTCATAATCCTTGGCGGTTACCGAGAACGGGCGGCTGAAATCATACACCCTATTAACCACGGTTTTAATTGGCCTAGTGTCTCCCCAAGTTGGGTCGAACACGACGCCGGGGAATTCTGTTAGCTGCTGTATAAGCCCTAACAGATAGTTGTAACGTTGCACCACGTCAGCGGATATCACCTGGTCCTGAGAATCCACGTATGCCTTTAGCGTGGCGGTTGCCGCATCTATCAGCGTCTGAGCCTGCTCGGCGTTGACCGTGTTAAGGTCAAGCCCTTTCGCATACAGATACAGCCAATGAATCTGGTCCTCGGTGGTTCGCATGCATGCAAAATCCAGCTTGTCGATGCCGGTATAGCCCGGCATGGTGGGGGCCACGTTCGCGGCCTGAGTATCAGCGGCGTTTTGGTTTTCCAGCGCACGGAATCCGTACGGGCTAAACATCCCCATTGCCACCATCGCCCTTCTGCTCGATTTTGCCACGCTCATCAATCAGCTTGATAAGTGCGTCAACGCGGCGGATGCACGTGTTGATTTCCTGGCTCAGCGGGTTAAGAGTATAGTACGCGTCGATATCGTTGTCCATCATGGCGTGCTTCGCGTCAAGTTCGATACACAGCCGCATGCTTTCCAGCTGCACGCGCATATACTGGTAATCATCTTTGCTTTGCATCCTCATACCTCCTTACTACATCGGCATATCATCCCAAGTTTGCATAAACAGCGGCTCCAACAAGTTAAAGACCAGGTTATCCGTTGCCATGAAACTAGATGCCATCATATCATACACAGCATTGCCAACACCGGAAATGGAGCTGTACGTTGTGGCCGCCGTGCCATCCTGGTTGCCGTTATCGGTTTGCTTGGTTACGCCAGTTAGATACTGTTCACCATCCGGGTTATCCAAAAACACCTGGGGCGTGCTTGATGCCGTTGCTACGCTCATGTTGCTGTTTTTGCCCTGGGTGGCTGAATTGCTTTTACCTTGCGTAGTTGCAAACGGGTCGAATTGCTCACGCCGTACCAACTCATACACGGGGTTGATGTTAGGCATCTGCTCAACCATGCGCCGGTTCAGGTAAAAGATGAACATGGCTGGAGTTTCGCTTGCGATTCGCCGAAAGCAAAAATGATTATAGATTGCACGGTTAAGTTTCTCACGGTACCCCTCGTCAAAGATGGGGTAGTCCTGCATCCCCCAATCATAGCCCAGGGCTTCAACGATATCGCGCAACGTGTACTTATGCTCGTCAAGCGTGGCAAAATCGTTGTTGTTAAAGGTTAGCATCGTTACCACCCTCCACAGCGTCCCCGTAACCCAGCAAGTCCGGGCTGCTCCTATACATGTCCTGCTGCTCGGATTCGGCGGGCATGTGCGGCACGCTCCATTTGACGCCGCAATCCCAGCCGTACATTTCGTTTATTTGCTTGCAAAACTCCTGGCGCGGGCGCAAAAACGAATTGCGCTGGATCATAAATTGCTCGTTGTTCGCCAGGGTCTCGGCGGTCTGCACACGCTCCTTTTTCTCGGCGGCGGCGTTGTTGTCGATTCCGAGCATTGTATACACGGCAGATACGATTTTAAGCTCATCGTTTAAGATATCGCTGCCCGCGTACGCTGCTTTATTCATGGTCTGGAGCACTTGCACGCTCATGTTTTGCATACCAGAAGGGTTCATATAGATTGCAGGCTGCCCCGAATCAATGCGGTTATACATGTCCTGGGCCTGCTTTTTGCCATACTCGTCCACGCTGATGACATAGGGCACGCGCATAGCCCTAACGTGCTGGTCTACAGTCGTGTCCATATCGGCCAGGCGCTGGGCCTGGCGGTCGATGAGCTGCAGAATCGGGAAACGCGTGAGGTTGTCCCAGCAGATAACAGCATCAGCGGGCATTACAACCGTCTTAGTCCCGTACTGATTGCCCACATGCTTAAACCACCAATTGCAATGGCGGCGCTGGCGCTGTCCGTTCGGCGTGTACACATCAATGGTGTTTGGGTTGCGGTACAAATCAAGATTGCCAACGGGATTCATGCGCCCGCACCAATACGTAAGCACGCCACTGGTTGAGCGTTTCGTTGCGGCGAACGAACCATAGCCGCATAGCAGCGTTTCAAGGTATCTCGAATCGATACCGTCCGGCAATCCTTCCCACTCAAAGCGGCTGATTGCAGCCGTCCAAAATAACTGACGCCAATAGTCATAGGTGCGATATTGCTTTACGCTGGCCTGCCAGCGTTTAACATAGCGCTTGCCAAACATCGACACATTAAGCGGCGTGAACTCGGTTGGGTCTAGCATCCAAGGCTCCATGCATCCTCCTTACTTAGTATTCGATATTATACAGCGGGGCGTTTGCGACCGGCGCAATGTTGCCAATCTCAGAGGGGTTGCCCCACACGGTCACGCCCTTTTCGAGCACGCCGCGGATTGCGTCCTTCTCGGCTTCATTCGCCTTCGCGCACGTGATATAGGTCTCCGATACCTTCCAATAGCTGAAATGATTCATGATTTTAAGCGCGGTCATCTTCGCGTTTCCGAAGTTGTAAAACCGCTGAATCTTATAGCCGTATCGTGCCCAAAAATCGCAGACCGTGCGCATTGCTGCACCGCCAGCCGTTTTGTAGTTTACGGCGAAACCCACCAAACCGTTTTTCCACATAAAGCCCTGGCCGCCCATCTGGCCTACCGTGGACGGGGCTTGCAATGCTGCATCCTGCACCGTGGCGTTAATCGCTGCAATCTGATTAGCGTAATCACCACGCGCGGCGTATTTGGCGTAATCAAGGTTTTGGCCCGCGACCTGTCGCGACAAATCTTGAGTAGCATTAAAGGCAAGATTGCCCGTTTGACGTTGAGCCAGATAATTAGCAGCGCCAGCCAAAGTAACCTCGTTTGAGCTTACAGCAGCCTGTCCTGTCAAACGATTAAGCCCGCTTTCAATCGCACCAATGGCCTGCCCGGCATAGTTCGCAATCTGAGGCGCGCCGATTGGCCCCTGGTCATAGCGGTTAGCTTCATTGAGCGCCGTTTGATTCATAGCCTGGGTATAGGCCAGGTCAGACGCTGCATTGCTTTTGGCGTTTTGCCAACCGGCGCTTTCGTACTGATATACGCGGGTGTGCGCAGTCGATGCCAGGTAGGTAATATAGTTGCTGTTAACAATCGAAAATTGCGGGAAGTCAGCCAACCATAGGCACGAATCCAAGAAATCGCCGCTCGGGATAACGCCAGTATGGTCAGAGCCGTCGAAACCGTGCCATGTGTACTGATTGTAATTAACGGGATGGCCACCCTCGAACGACTGTCCGTAATTAGTCGGGAAAACGCCGATACGGGCAAACGGCGCAACAGCACAGCCGATGACCGTAAGCGCAAGCGTATTGCCATACACGAGCTCAGGCTTAACGAATACCGAATTGCCGTTGTATGCAGTTAGCTCGATTACCGAATAGGGATAGGTGTACGCCTTATACAGGTCGTGGTACCCATCCGGCACGCCGTTTGATAGCTGCTGATAGATATTGCCCGTGGTCGCGTAGGTTTTGAGCGGCAATTCCAGCGTGTCGGTCTCGCCTAGAAACTGCATTGTGATACCCGAGTTGCCGAACAGCTGCACATCAGTTCCTGCTGACAGCAAACGGGCTGGGAAGGTGGATACCGACTGGATGCACTGAGCAACCCATGATTTTTCCTTCATGGCATTTAGCACCGCTTTAAATGTAGACAAATCCATGGAGTACACGTTGCAACCGGAGGGGATGCCGTCCGCGTTCTGGCCGTCCGCAACGTTAAGATTAGGGTTGTCAACCGTGCCAGGGTCAGCAGCAAGGTCTGCGCTGCTGATGATGATGATTTTGCCGATATCAAAAGTCGATGCATCCGTCAGCGGATACCACTCGTGATTAGCCATCACGTACGAGTCGCCGATATCCAGGCCTTCAGGGACGTTAAGGTATTTACGCAGATACTGCCCCTGGAGGTTATGCACACCGTTTTTGAAAACGGCGTTAGATACACCCATATGCCCGCGCTCTACGAACATGTTACCAAGGCATACGCCAAACTGATACGTCTGGATAACGTCCAGCTGGAGCGTTAATTGCGTGGTGCCGGGTGCCACGTAATCGGTAGACAAAATAAAGTAGCACAGCTTTAACGGCTGCTCCTCTCCGTCCACGGGCTGCATGGGGTTTTGCACCACGACATAGTTATATTTGTAAGCCGCCGAATAGGGGACCGGCACGCTGATAGGCTCGTTTGGCCTGCAATACGAAAAACGCTTTGAGCGCCATCCGGTGCCATTGAGCGCCTGCGCATCAAGGTAGGCGTTACGCTGCTGCACATCATCCCAGATAACGATATCACGATAATTGGCATCCCACGGCACCTGCATTAGCGTTACCTCTGTGCCAACCGGCCATGTGTTGGGTGTTAACTTTTGCGGTGCATCTGGCATGATTACTCCTTAATAAACAAAATGGGGCGCATTACGCGCCCCATTATAGCAGGGTTAAGGCTTTAAGCCTGGACCGTAACGGTCACCTTAGCAGTGACGTTAGCCTTAGTCGGGTCGCCACCCTTTGCTACCAGGATGATAGTGGTTTTTCCAACCGAAACACCGGAAACCGTGAGCACATCGTCCGCAACATCGGCGACCGTGGCGATGGAATCATCAGCGCTGTAAGCCTCACAGCTCTTGTTGGTTGCACTGGTCGGGGTCCAGGTAAGGGCACTCGTAGCGTTCGCACCGACCTTGACGGTTACCTCAGCGCCCTCAACACCAGTTGCATACGTGGCACCGGCGATGGTAAAGGTGTACACGGCCTGATACTGGCCATCGGCAACCGAAGTGGCAGACACGACAACCTTGTCGATATCGTGACAGTTACCGGAATGGAAAACGCCGTTGCTATCGATGTACATTTCAGCGGGCAGCGTAGCACCTGCGCCACGCCCGTTAAACGCCTTAATACCATACATGACCGCCTGATTCGGGCCGTTCGTGCCCTGGACCTTGGCGACAAGCTGCACAGACTCACCCGGCTGGATGGTCTTGGACGTGCCGCCGTCAACATCGGTAAGTGTCACACCCGTATACGTTGCGGGCAGGGCGGTAATCTCAGAATCAGGGCGCGTGGAGAACATGACCGAACCCAGGAACAGCGAGTAGCTCAGCACCTGCCACACGTGCATGAACGTGTTGTACGAAAGATTGTCAGGATTCATGGGAGCCGTTGCGGTGACCTGGAGCGTGTCGGCGACCTGGAACCATTCCTCGTCAAGCAACAGCGCTTGGCAGCCGGAGATGGGGAGCTCATCCAAGACAATGACCTCGTCAGCAATAAGGCGCTGATTATCCTCATTGAACGCATATGCATTGACGGCAACCTTAAGCGCGGCTTCCACATCCGAATCGATGATTGCAATAAGTCGGTTGGAGCGAGTGGCAAGGCCCTTGTTGCGGCCCTCGGGGGAGTATTCCGTGCGGAAATACTTCATTTTGTTGTAGGTTGCACGCATAGCTTCGATGAGCTTAACGCCTGCCTGAACCTCTTCCTCATGAGTGAGCGTCTTGTTATGGAGGTCGGGTACCTGAATGTTCCAGAACCCCCAAAGATTATCATACGTTTCAAGCAAGCTACGCATCAGCAAATACTCATCATTGTTCGCAGACGCGATGGGAGCGGCGGTCAGCGAATTGAAGAACGCCGAAATGGATTCACCCTCGATAAAAGAACCGCGCAGCACATCCTCCATGGGGATGTTGATAACGTACTTATCGCGGCGGTTTTCGGAGTGGAAAATCTGGTGGATATCAGGCTCGCGTCCCTCGCGTCCAAACACGTTTTCAGCACGAGAATCATATGCCCGGGCCTTGATAAGATTGGTCTGAACCTCCTGGATGGTGCGGCCATAGCGCAGAGTGGGACGCTTCAGCTTTGCCAGCGGATTGGTAAAGTTCATGCGGTCGTTAATCTGAACGCGACCGATACGCGCGAGAAACACGTTCCAAAAGACGTCCCACGACGGTGAATAGTTGTTCATAGCGCGAAGGGTTTCAGCCACGGAACCCTGCGTGGTTGCAGGGATTCGCTGCTGGTAATCATTCGGCGCGTACTTTCGCACAGTGTCCAAAATCTGCGCATTAGTGAGGGTCAAACGACCCTCTTCATTAGTAAGTTTGCTTTTTGCCATATTTACTCCTTAAAGGCCGAGCATTCCGGCCAAATCCTCGTCATCCAAATCGATAGCCGCGCCGTATTCCTCATCAGGCAAATCAGCATTAGGCTTTTCATCCTCTTCCGATGCCGCGGAAATGGTCGCCATTGCAGCAGCAAGGCCCTGCACCTGCTCTTCCAGCGCATCGATTCGCGCCGTCATGACACCCCAATCGCGCTCTTCAACTTCCTGCTGCTGTTCGGCCGCGGTTTCCTCCTCGGCAGTGTCACCGCTTTCCTCTTCACGCGTTTCATCTGCTTCGGTTTCGCGCGCCTGCTTCTCGTCCATGAGCACCTCCAATCGTTATTGTGGACACGGCCATAATATCACGAAACCCCGCACCGTGATACGGTCGGGGTTTCAAAGGATTGTCCAGCTCACGCCGCACACCATGGGAAGCCTGCCAGCTAGGCGCGTACCGAGTTAGGGTTGCATTTACGCACCACTATCCACGTGTGGCGAACAGCGGCGCACCGGACGTTATTATTATGCGTGTAGTTGATACACGCTGTCAAGCAGCACAACGCCGCCAGGAACGGTTTTCGGCATGAGTTTCGCAAACAATGGGCAAATCTTGGTATTCCCGTCCTTGTCGGTAAAGGCGTTGCTAAACCCGTATTCGAAGTTATCCCAGTTCACGAGCGCCTTAACATCGTCAGGCATGCCCGCGCAAGTGACCGAAAACTTGCCGTTCAAATCCCACACGTAGGCCTTGGCGCGTAAATGTTTGGCACGGCTAAAAGTGCCTTCAACCTTCCAATGGCAAAGTTCCTTATCATGGATAGGAATATTGGCAGGCTGCTCGGTACCGAGCAGATGCAGCGAATCCGTGTCACAATACACGAAACGTTCGCGATTATCCAAAATCGCGAACAGCAATTCACGCCGCGCGTATGCCGTGCAAAATACGCCAACGGGGATATATACGGGGTCCCGCGTTTCTTCTTCTCCGAGTACGTACCTCACAATCCCTTCTTCATCGTCATACACGGGTATCTTGCCGGTAACATCCGGGTTTGTCGCGAACTTGCCATAAAGGTTGTTGAGCATCAGCTTCGCTAGCTGGCGCAAACCACCGGTTGATGTTTCTTTGACATGGCCCCAGTAGTCGATATATTCGTCGAACAGCCCTTTTCGCGCCGCGAACTTATAGCCACCTGCGTACATAAGCACGTCAACATCATACATGCGCTGCATGATTTCCCAGTCAACAGACGTGACCGTGATTTCAACCGGTGCCACGGTTTCGCGCACATACTCATGGTTGCCGTAAAATCCTTTGTTCTTCAACTGGAGCATGGGCACGCCTTCGGGCTTTAGGCTAAACTCCACTACCATACGTTGCACGTAAAGCGGATAAGCCGGGTCATGCTCATACTTCCCCTCGAAGATAACCGGAGCGCCGCAAGGGTAGGGATACTTTTTCATGACGCTTGGATACATCGAATTGTAGTCAACCGATATACCTTCGCCTATTTCCACGCCTGCATATTCAGGGTCCACATAGGTAAAGCCCCCTCGATATGCCTTGCGTATGTCGCTATCAGCTTCCAGCGAAAGGGTAGGGAAGTAGGTTTTAAACGCCTTCTTGCCGAACTGTTGTTTGAAGAACGCCATTGCGTTAGCGCCTATGGTCATTTTCTCCAGGCCCTGAGCAAAGTTTTGTTGCAGGGCACGTGCTACGATCTGCACATCGTGGCTGATGTAATACAGTTCCTCCTCTGTTATCTTGTGACCAGGCTCGCGATATTTGCGGTAATCCAAATCCCCCTTTTGCTCAGGTAGGTTAAACGTTTTAGCAATCCGCGCAACGGTCATAGGAAACACTTTGAGAGAATCTTGAAAGATAACCTTTACCCCGTTACCAAAACACACCTCTAACTGATAAAACTTTCCCTTGCTCGAAATAAGCGCAGAGAATTGACCCCGCCCAGGGTTTCGCTCACAATACGTGTAGCCGCAACGCATGAGATAATCAAGAATAAACTTGCCGTCAAATGCGAGGTTGTGAAACCATGCCGTGTGCACATCCCCGCGCGAAAGCCAATTCATAAAAGTTTTTATTGAGTTGCCATAATATACCTGCTCCGGGTCCTTGATAAGCGCAACAGCCCACGCCCATACGCGGCAATCTTTAGGGTCTGTTGTCGTTTCGAAGTCGGCAGCAACTGCCCAACTCATTATAAAATTCCTGCAGCTTTAGCGCGCTCACGTGCACGTTCCGCACGTCTCCCCGCCACGCGCTCCATGTTCTTTTGTATATCGATAATATCTTTAGCTTTACTATCTTTATCCCTGGTAATAAACAAGGCACGCTCTACATAGCTACGAAATTGTCCATATGGGTCCTCAAACTCGCTGCCTTCACCCTTCGGATTGTATTCGAATTTAAGGGTATCCCAGGACGCGTATACAGTTGATAGGAGGTCAAACGCATCATTTTTCATTTGGTGCACAACTTCGGCAAGCTCATACTGGTCTAGCTTCCACAACATCTGCTCCATGGCGCTTCGCTGCAATCCGCGGTAATAACTAAACTTGTGTTTGTTGCGCTCCTCAAAACGCTTAATACGCCTACGGGCAACCTGCATGGACACTGGAGGTTCCATCTTCTTTACATCAATGGGAGCCAGCAGACCGACAATATCCTCACCCTTCGCTAAAATGCCCTCGCGATTGCGGTAATACTTATCCCATTCGCTCGGGGCAATGTCTCTAATGCGCTCACGTTCGCTATAGATAAACTGGTTACGCTTCTGCTGTAGGCGTTTTGCCTGGTCAATTAGCTTAGTGGGTATGACGTTGCCACTTTTCACGCCCCTATAACGTGCCTTACGGTTCCATGCATCAAGCTGCTTGGCGTAGCGCTGTTGCTGAGCCGGAGACATTGCTTTGATTTCCGCCCATGATTTACGCGGTGAAACATCTGCAATAGATTCACGGCTTGCGCCTTGCCTGCGCAACCTATATTCCTTATCTCGTGCACGCTTCTGCACACGGCTAACATCATACGCCATTTTGCACCACCTAAACAAAGAGGGGACTTTACAGCCCCCTCATGCTATCACACGGCTTTACAAGGAGCCGGAAGGATTAAAGAATGATAAACTGCTTCAACTTGCGCCCGCCACTAAGTTTACGCTCGGTAAACTCGATGGTGATAGGCTCAGCCGCAAAGTCAGAGCCATAGGCCATAATCAGGTTCTTAGCACAGCGGGCGATACCATCCGACTGGCTAAAATACGCGCCCTGCTCGGTAATAAACGTGGTGCCTTCACACATCACGATTTCACCGGTTGCCTGGTCAATGCGCTCCCCCGGCTGCACGATGATACCAGACAAAGTGAGCTGCTTAATGTCAGCATCATTAAGGGATTCGGCGGTGTTAAGTGCATTGAAAAGGCGCTTCTTACCTTCACCCGTGGTAGTGTCGAAGGCCAGGGACATGACGGGCTTGGCGGTGATAGTCGGGGCCATGCTGTTGTTTTCTGCGGTGATGATTTCGGTTTCCATTTTAGTTCTCCTTTACTCGTTCGTGCGCGCAGGCGATGAATTCTTCAACGCTCATGTAGTAGACGTGAGTTTCCTGCTCTACCTTGTTGATAGTGATGGATTGGTCATTGTACTTCCGCCTAAAGTACTTGCTGGCCTTTTCCTCAGTGGTGGGAAAGGTTGTAACATCACAAAAGTCCTCAAACTCCCCGTACTGATTTACGTGCTGACCAATGCAAGCCGTAGTGGTAATACTTCGTGTGATTTGGCTCGTTCTGGGCATGTTGTGTTCACCT